TATCAAGTTAGTACAGCCATAGAAAGCCTCTTGCAAACGGTCCATCTGTAATGAACCAAAATTCTCAAAAGATTTAACATATTCTTTAGAAGTTGTATCAGTACCGTAACTGAAGGACAAACCATAAAAACTAGTACCTGTTATTTGCATCATATATTCCCCTACTGTAGCGTAAGTATGTGATATATCATCTGTGGTAAAGTCTTCAATAGTACCATCTCCCCAATCTACTGTACAATCATAAGTGCCTGATTTAGTAGGTAATACTACTTCAGTATTATCTGTAGGTATATCCCATATTACTACAAATGCATTAGGGTCATAAGCAGGGGCTTCTTCCACAGGCCCATAATAAGTAGTTTTAGTCTCTTCCCCTACTAGTGTACCATCAGAAGGTGTTACAGAAAACACTATATACCTATGTAGGCTTTCGTTTGTTAGAGTATATTCTAATGTATTAGCCCCTGCAATAGGTACTAATTCCCCACCACTACTGCCAGACCTATACCATTGATAAGTTGTACCACTCTCTGGGTTATTACCATTATAAGTATAACTACCAGTTAGTAAACTATTAACTTCAAAGGCACCTGCTATCCTTACATCTGCAGCATAAGGGTGAGTACCAGGCCCACACCATGTGAGAGGTACAAAATCCCAATTCTCTATATTTGTACAATCACAGAATGCACTAGAATGGTGTGTAATATTAGGATTAGCCCAGAATAAGGTGTTATTCATATGTGAAGTTAAAGAGCTACAACCCAATGCAAACTCATCTATGTGTGTGACTGTATCTGGAAATACCCAATGATCCGTCTTCATAGTAGTTAACGCAGTACAGTACCTAACAAAGCCGCCCATATTAGTACCCATATTGGATATATCCCAATCATCTGTTATTATCTCTGTTAATGAGGAGTCTAAGCCAAATATACCACCCAGATTAACAGGGTATTCTGCTACAGTAGTATCAAACCTATTAAAGTTAGCCTTCCTTAAACCTCTGTAATCACTGAAGTTAAATTCAATATACTGACCATAATAAGTGTGTTCATGTACTAATACCCTACTATCCCATATCAACACTTCTTTTAATTTCTCTCTATCTGATGCATCAGCAGCCCATAAATCAAAACCAATAAAAGTACCTGTTATTATAACAGTATGCTCGCCTGCTGTTTCATATATGTGGTTTATTGGCGAGTCTGTAAAGTCTTCAGGTGGGGTATCATCTCCCCAATCGATAGTACAATTATTATACGTGCTTGTACCTGTTGTAAGCTTAATATCTTCTAATTCTGTAGTAGTCTCCCATATAGTCACCAACATTGGGGTTAAGTCTATCATTTCCCTACCCCAAAACTCTAACTCACCTATTTCAGTAATAAGTTGTGTACCATCATTAACTGCAGTAATATGCACCCTATGATATTTGTAGTATGTATCAGAGTAGATATTAAACCTTTTAGACTCGCCTTCATTGAATATAACTTCTTCAAAGTTACCTAATACTACCCAATCTATACCATCGACTGAACCTTCAATTGTGAAGTCTTTAGGTGACCTATTACCGTATGTAAACCTACCAGCTGTAAGTATTATAAAAGCTAACTTATGACTTGTAACAGCCTCATAAGCTAACCAATGTGGTAGTGCTGTATCAGCTGAAGCCCAAGGGAAGTTTGTTGCAGTATATACTTTATCAAATGCTTTGTAAGCTGCATGATCTGTATTATACTCACTATCTGCTGTAGCTATACCTTCAGGTGTAGTATTGTCAGTCATATCTGGTACCCATTGTTTATAGTACTCTTCAAAACCATAGTATTCTACAGATGCTACTTTAGTATAAGTACCTGAGTTTACTACCCTAGTTATGTTAAGCCTATAGTAGGGGGCTGACAAGGCATTATTTAAACAGTCTAGTGTAGCTAAATCATTATCATATTGTATATCTATGTAAGATTGTACTGTATACCAATTAACCCCATCATAGCTAATGTGTATCTCTACGTCTAAAGGTGCTGAGTCAGGGTCTGTTGTATCCCTTAGTATGTTAACTTTCTTTAAAGTATGAAACCTAACTGACTTATACCCTATTATAGCTGGTATAGAACTTGCACCGCTATCCCATATAGTATTACTATCTTGGTCAAATACTAAATACTGGTCTGTACCTGAACCTATTACTTCCCCTTCAGGGGTTGTATTTGAAGTCATTAAAGGTACAAACGATTCTAATTGTTTCCATACCCTTACATCGCCCATATATACTTCCTGTACAGGTAAGTCCCCATAAGTAACATTATTAGGGTATGAATCACCTATAAAAAGTAACCCCTTATTATCCCCTATAGCAGGTGTCCATACACCCCATTTCCTATTAATCTCATCTTTTATACTATTAATTACATCGGCAGTCAAGCACCTCTCAGCACCTCCTTCCATATGAATAAAAGCATTCAAGTTAGTAGTAGCATCTAAAGCCCCCATATTATTTCTAGCACCTGTAGTATTGTACCTTAATAAATCAGCCCAACCACCTCCGCCTGCAAGGTTGTCTATACTAATATGTGCCGTATGAGAACCAGGTAGTCCATGTTGGAGATTAAAATGTATTAACATCTTATTATTTAGAAAACCAGCGCTGTGAGAGTCAATAATATCAGTATCGTTATTATCATCATCTTTTAGTATAAGTCTAGCAAGTACCCTATTACCATTAATTATTAAGTACAGTCTAACTGATATATTATCATAATTCCAATTACCTTCCCTCTCCCATATTAACACTTCCCCATAAGAAGCGGAGTTTAACGTAATTAACATAAAATGGTGATAACACCCTATTACATTCATACCGCCTTGGTTATACATAAAACGATCGTTCGTAACGTGTATAGCCTTAGAATTAGCATTATAAACAGGTTGTTTAGAACTAGTGGGTTGTATATAGTCATGGTTATTACCAGTTAAATCAGCCCAAGTACTTACTGGAGAGCCGTCAGGGGGATTGGTAGAATCCCCATTAACGTTATCCCCTTCGACTAGCCAATCTAAATTATCTATCATTGCCATAGTAGTAGTTATTAAATTAAAAAGTAAATAGTGTTAGGGTCTGTAGTAGGTGGTAATGCATTAACTATAGCAGTCTTAATGTTAGTTGTAGTAGAGTCAGTGGTATTAACCATAGTAGCTGGTTCATATATTAACTCATCTTCAGTAGCATTAACTACTGGTACATTACCTGCATTCCCTACTTTATCTGTAGGTGTATCTGTTAACGAATCGAATGTACTACCACCTGTAGGTGCATCAATAAACTCTAGACCATCTTCTGCAGTGTTAACTGAAAGTAGTTTACCTGATTGACCTAAGTAGTCTGTAGGGGTATCGTGTAAACCTGTAAAGGTCTTAGCCCCTAAGTATATCATACCTACATTACAGAATTCATTAGCAAAGAAACCCCCAATATTGTTACGATAAGTAACAGGTATAGTCCACCAAGTACTTTCATCAGTACCTTTAGCATTAACAGTAAATGATACAAACTTATTAGTATTAATATCTTTGATAATAAATACATCATCCTTATCTAAGGCTAACAGTGCGCCTGCTACAGCGTTACTGGTTAAGTCAGTTTCATTGATATACACTTCAGTAACTAAGGTATAGTTAGCATTATTTACCCTTACCCTACCTGTTGCTGGGTTACCAGTAGTATTAGTATCAAACCTATACATAGTCTCTATACTACCTACTGTGTAATCAGGTACAAATTCTACACTATTACCATCCTCGTTTACTTTAAGGCTGTACCCTTCTGACCCACTGTAATTAGTAGGTGTATCACTTAAACTTAAGAAGTCTGTAGCACCAGTAGAAGGGGCCACATTTGTACTCCTAAAGTCTTTACTAGTTATATCAACGGTTAGTATTTCATCTGTTATTGAAGTTACTAAACCCCCATGTAATACTATACCTTCATTAGTAGGGTCTGTTACTGTGTAATTAGCAGATAGTCCTATGTTTGTTTCGATAACAGTATCTACATTAGCTATCCTAAGGTAAATATCGATAGGGGAACCGTTAGCAGTCTGTGTAAAGACTAACTGGTCAAATTGAGAAGCTGTTGCACTAGTGTAATGGGTAAGTCCAAATTCATATTTAATCCCATTATAGACATGAAATAAATCAAGTTTAAATGAGGGTGCATAGAAACTACTGTCTACTACACCTGCTACACCAGCATAGGCAATATTACTAACTGTACATACCCTAAGGTAATGCCCAACTACAAAGTCTATACCTTCTACTAACTTATCCTTACCTACTCTCCTATTATCTAATTCATCTTGTAATTCATTTATATCTGCTATTTCAGGGTTAACCCAAGCAGCATCTTTCCTCCCATAGAAAGTACTATCTTCAGGAGCTTCTGGTATACCGCCTGAGCCACTAGTATCTTCAGTCCATGAAGTAAGGTCATCATTAAGTCTATACCTCTTATCATCAGATTGTACATAAACTAGCATACCTACTTTCCTACGATCTACTGTAATAGCATCCCTTGCAGCTATATCAGCTACAGTTCTGTAACCACCTTTATTGTAGTATTCATCAGTAACGGCATATGTATCTAATTCGTCTATAGGTGCTATAAAACCAGTTAAAGGTACAGAACCAGGTATCTTAGCCCTTGGTGTTACACCTACAGCTGCTCCTTTAACCTCCATATTCAACTCACCTGAAGTCATATTAGCAGTCCTATATACATTCATGTCAACACTAACGCCCTGACTATTAGTAATATTAACTACCCTAGGTGACCAAGTAGGGTCCATTGCAACCTCTAAACCAGTTGCTGAGTCAATGATCTGAGATGCATTACCATGTTCTACAGGGTATGCTATAAACCTATAACTAGATGTACCAGCTGGTGTATTGTAAATACCATTACCATCAGTATCTAACCTACTACTACCTGCTAATATATCAGCTTCTGTAATATCCCCGTCAGTATCATTACCCCAGAAATTCCTCCACAAGTACCTTATTGAGTAATCCCTACTAAATATATCATTGTTACTATTCTCGCCCTCAATCCTAAAGGTATGAGAACCAGGGATAGTTAAATGTACATTATTAAAGGTTAATACTTCACTACCATCGTTGGCTGTATCACTAATTAAAGATGTATTACCGTCACTAACATCTATAATAGATATACTATTAGGGTTGATATTAGAGTTATTAGTAGTACCCCATACAAACTCCTTATTAGTACCATTAACTGTAGTACCTACTTCAATTATACTTGTTTGACCAGTAATGTTGAATGAATTAAAAGTAGGGTATTGATATGGGTATAATAAACCATCCCACATATTGCTGTACCCTGCATCATCGAATGTAGTACCTACTGGGTAACCACCTAATGCTTCAGGCATTGGGGTAGTGTTAGTATATAAAGGGTTACTACCACCGCTAACTGGCTTATATGTACCATCATCTGCTAAGTAGTTATTCCCTGTACCAGTATCAGTAATTATATTAAGTGTTGATAAATTACTATGAGTATGACTATTATCTACAACAGCCTGTATACTAACCCAAGCACTACTCTGCCTAGCATAAGTATCCCCGTCTGTAGGTGCTTCAGGTATACCACCACCAGTGCCACTATCATCAATTACCCAAGTAGTTAAATCAGGCTCTAACCTATACCTACTACTATCATCATATACAAATACTAACATACCAGCTTTACGCCTATCTTCAGTAATATTATCCCTATCTGTAGTATTCTGTACAGTCCTATAACCGCCCCTATGGTACATTTCATCAGTTACAGCATAACTGTCAGTACTATCTATTGGGGCTATGAAACCTGTTAATGGTACACTACCTGGTATATCCAACCTAGGGTTAGCAGTTATTGAAGCCCCTATTACCTCCATATTCAACTCGCCAGCAGTTTGATTAGAGGTCCTATAAACATACATATCTACTGGCACCCCTTGCTGATTAGTTATATTAACTGTAGCAGGATTCCATGCTGGGTCCATAGCTACTTCTAAACCAGTAGCAGTATCAGTTATTTGTGTAGCTTTACCAAAGGATGCTGGGTAAGAAATAAACCTATATGATTGAGCACCTGCAGGTGTACTGTATACACCGTTACCGTTATTGTCTAACCTATTAGAACCGTTTAGTATATCTGCCCCAGTTATTACACCGTCTACATCACTACCCCAGAAAGTACGCCATAGGTAATTAATATCATAATCCCTACTAAATGTAGCATTATTAGTGTTAATAGCACTAACCCTAAACTTCTGTGAACCTGGGCTAGTTAATGTTACATCTGTAAAACTAAGTGTCTCTATACCATCATTTATAGAGTCTTGTAGTAAAGTAGTACCACCACTTACATCAGCAATACTGATAGTATTAGGCTGTATATTACTATTATTAGTTGTAGCCCAGTTGAATGCCCTACTAGAACCGTTAATTGTTTCCCCTACTTCTATGATTGTTTGTTGACCAGCTATACTGAAAGAACTGAATATAGGTGTTTGATAAGGGTAAAGTAACCCATCCCACATACTATCATATTGTATATCAGTAAAAGTAGTACCTGGTTCATAACCACCAACCTGTTCTGGCATAGGTGTTGGGTTAGTATATAATACTTCCCCTGGTGTTGAAGCTCCTTTCAGTATTACCCATTCTTCAGGGCTATCGTTAGTTAGGGTCATAAACCCCCCATTACGTACTGTTTTCCCAGCTAAGTCCCCAGCTGTAAAAGTATACCCATTAGTATCATCTACACCTATTACAACCCATGAAGCACCTTTATCTACCCCTGTTATGTCAGGGTATTCATCAGCTATAGTAGGGGTAAAAGAACCAACTAAGTATATTAAGTCTATTACAGATATTGGTACTGGCTCCCAATTACCATCTTGTCTACCATACAGTACACCATCAAAGGGTGCTTCAGGTACACCGCCAAATGGCAGGTTAATTAGTACATCTATCTCTTGGTTATCAGTCGGTACATTATCGTGTATCAACCTAAATATTGGTTTACTGTTAGAATCAACCCTTATAGCATTTTCAAAGCCATTATCAGTAAATGAAGCAAATAGTAGGAAATGATAATTACCATAACCCCAGTCTTCAGTCTCAGCCCTATGTATTCTAACCTCTATAGAGTTAGGCCCTAGCTGAGTCATATCTGTATCTATAAACCCTACTTCAGGTCTCATAGACATTTGCTTAACCCTATTACTCAAAGGGTCTACAACAATGACATAGAAATTAATTACATCATCTAAGTTTATATTCAAATAAAGGACCTGTTTAATATCAGATCCTTTGTGATATCTGTCATATCTCATAATCTATTTTGTTTTAAGTTGTATTGACTTTAGTGTCGTTACATTTGATTATTTTAACTGGTATTACTACCATAGTATAAGTACCCTTGATGCAGGTACGTAGAAGGGGTCTAGGAGGCATTTTAAGGCCTATTTAAGCCACTCTAAGGTATTTTAGGTATATGTACCCCAGAAATATAAGTTATGCCCTTAAATCGCCTTATTCTGCTTCATAAGGTTAATTACAGCTATTAGTAGGTTTAACCTTAAACATATATACTGCACAGTCATTAGGGCCATGAGTAGGGAGACCAGAACCATATACATCCACAGGGGAATTACTCAAATCTACTTGAGTTAATAATTGATATGCTGAGCCTTTATAAGACCAGTAAATATCAGCTGTAGAAGCAGACCAGTATACATTACTACCATCATCTAATACTACAACTAAATTCTCTATAGACCAATCCCCATTAGTATTAACACTAACACTTGGGGGATTTAAAGCGTCCCACTCAGGTATAAATGGTTGACAACCACTCCCCATATCTTCTAACCACTCATTTGGGTTATCAAATATCAATGCTACATTATCAGTTAAAGCATACAAATCTACTGTTACTGTTGTATCCATAAATGATGGGTAGTAATTAGTACTGTTTGAAACTAACATTGGCTTTAAGGTATAGGTCATACCTAAATAGTTACCACTACCATCTGGTGTACCATATGCTTCAGCTTCAACCCCTATACTATAGTACACATCCCCATTATTGTAACTTGCATTAGTAGAAGGTATAGTATTATCGTATGTCATACCTAAACCTGATTCAGCTGATATACCAGCATCAGTTATAGTACCTAATAAACCTTCAAAGTTTACCTCCCCTAAATGTACCTCTGAGCCCATGTAGACATAACTACAACCTGTTATAGACTTATTATAGTAAGCTTTTAAATGCCCATCTGAAGCTAAATCCATAGGGTGTATTATAGTCTGTGGTGCATTATGATTGTAGCAAGCAAAATCCCCTAACCTACCTAAATCTATGCTCCTAATTATGCCAGTACCATTAGCTAGCTCTAAATACCAAGAGCTAAAAGCACTATCATTATTAACATTCATAGAGTAAGCTAACCCATAAACTTTATTAATAGTTTCGTTTAAAGCTGTACGTACATCTGTTGTAGTAATATTACTAACTTCAACAGTTGAACCAACTACATTTATGTCCCCGACATTACTAGACCTATTAGCTATCTCTGTAGCTGTGAATGTATGGTTTAGTAAATTATATTCATCTATTATTTTAGCCATGACTTAATCATTTTGAAGTAAACTTAACTCAGCTGATAATTCTTGAACAGCTTTAATTAAATAAGGTATTAGTTTAACATAGTCAACACCTTTATACTTATTATATATACTCCCTACTATTTCAGGTGTTACTCCCTCAACTTCTTGAGCTATTAAACCAGTATTAAAACTATCTATATCCTTCCTACTATTAAGTTTTACAGCCTCTTTATTCCAATTAAAACTAACAGGTCTAAGTCTACTAATAACATCTAACCCATTAGGTAATTCTTTAATATTCTGTTTCAGCCTAGTATCTGAAGAGCTAAGGGCAGTAATCTCCCCTGTAGCATTTATATTACCATCTACATTTAAATCCCCACTAATATTATTAGGGTCTAAGTTACCTTCATGCCATACTATGTTACCATTAAAGTCCAAATCTACATTAGGCGAAGAGCCAGCTGGAACTACAGTAATAGTACCTTCATAGCCACCCCCATTAGTAATCTTAATATTATTATCCTCTATCTGAACTAAGTTAGGGCCACTAGTATTACCAAATGTTTGTTCTTCAGTAAATAAATTAGTAGTAGTTGTTAAAGCTGCTTCATCTATATTCTCCTTATCTGCAGCTGATAATACACCAGCTTGTGAAGTGGTAGCAGCAGCTAGGGTTGTATCTGCACCAGTAGAAGATGTAATAGTTACATCAACTGCTGTAGTTGTATTGCCTAAATCAGTTATACCATCACTTAAGTATACTACATCGCCCCTATTATCAGTATCATTAACAAATATTTCACCCCTATTTACACCTAATAAACTAGTATTACTATTTATTACAGTATACCTTACGTCATCGTCTACGACAGTAGTAGGGGAATGGTATTTAACTTCAATATGGTGAGTTTTACCTAAGGAACTATAGTACATATCAGCAAATATCTCAGGTACATCAGTTGTGCTTTTAATTGATTGAATAACTGTAACAGTTAAACCAGCATCTTTTAGAGATATATTTAATAGGAAAGAACCGTATGCAGAGTTAACTGCTATTACTTCTGTTAAATAATCAGCTGAACTAACCTGGTCATGATACATTATCCTTACTTCATTATCACTACTATTGGCTTTAGATATTTTAGGAGAATTATATACAATAGTACTATTAGCTAGATTATCTAAATTGGTTTTATCTGTAGCAGTCATTGCACCAGCCAAAGTAGTAGTTGCTGCATTAATAGTACCGTCAGTACCTGTATCAGATTCAACTATAACGTGGTCTGCTTGATGGTCTATACTAATATTAGTATTACCACCGCCACCACCAGTTGCATTAAGGGTATCCCCAACCATTTCTAAGCCTGTACCTACTTTAATACCTCCTTTAATTGTATCTGTAGCAGTAGGTAACCCATCCCAAAAACTAGGGGGTGGATTAGTACCTAAGAAGTCTGAATAAGCTATTATGTCCCCACCTTCATTAGCAAATGCTATATCTGAACCATCTGTTTGCCTAACTATTAAGGCTTTATTAGTAGAGTCATATTCAAAGAATGCTTCTAACCATGAGCCTGAGCCTCCTGTACTTATAAAACCCCCACCAGTAGATATAACATTGTTAATATTAAAATCCCTGAGTATCTTTGACCTAGGTAAAGCTGGTACTTTTATTGTTCTTCTGTTAATTTGTTTCATAATTACTAATTTGATTCGTCTTCAATTACATTAAACACATCCTTATTAACTTCCCTTAACTTAGTAGAGAATGTATTATTATAAGTACTCCATTCAGCACCATAACATTGCATTAACCTGTCTGAAGTAAATTGTTCAGCATCTGTAAAAAGATTAAGTACAGGGTTAGCTATTGTTTTGTTATCAAATACTACATTATCTATTTCTATCCTAGGTTCATTATAATTAGATATAACTGTATTCAATACTGAATTCTCAAAGGTATAATAGACTGGGTCTAGCGAATCATCTAAAACTTTAGTATATATTCTATCTGCATAGAAATACCCATCCCTTGGAGCTGGCCTCATAAAACTACCACGTTGTATATCATTGTTATCATAAGTGCCGTGTCTCAATTCTATTGTTTTACCTTCTTCTTTAGCTAGCTTGTTAACGTCTGAAGTTATTACTACATCTTCTGAATCCTCTGGTTCCCCAGTTAGTAGGTTTATAATAAGGTTACATTTAAAATCTTTATACCTTATATCTAGCACTTGTGTGTCTACTGTCATTTCTTTCAATACCTCTACTGTAACCCTACCTTCTACAGTAGGTGCAGTATCGTCAGTAATATACCCTATAGGTATAAGTACACCCTTAACATACCCACCCCTAGTCCTACTAGATGGGGATAACCATGTATCAGACTTAACAGTTGTACCTGTACTATCCCCCACTAAATCTACATTAGCTATGTATTCAAAGCTACCTATACTAACCTTCAGTTTAAGTTGGTGGTCTGCTATGTCTATGGGAGTATACCCCTCATAACACTCTGAAATTCTAAAGTACACACTAAAGTCAACACTTAAGTAAGCATGATAGAAATCCCCATATGGTTTAGGGTCTAAAGGGTGTCCTGGTGTAGAGAGTAGGTTATTACCTAGTACATAGGGAGTATAAGCAGTTGTTTTGAAAAGAGAATCCCCTGACGTATCATTTACAAGGTTTGTAGATTTTATATACAATTCTTCCCCTTCAGCTAGGATACCCCTAACAGAGTCTCCTTTATTCTTTTTAATAAAATAAGCACTAGTTGTATCAAGTATCTCATAGTCTATATCAAGGTCTTGGTAAAACCATTCTGACCAGAATACAGAGTCACAATCTGCAGTATTATCATATATTAGTTCAAACATATACTCAGGACAATCCTCATACCCACAGAACTTATCCTGCTCTAATGGTATATCAAATATCTTCCCGATAGAGTACTTAGAGTAGTTTAGCTGTAAGTTATTAACAGGGTCTGTAAAAGTAAAAGATTGACCTGTACCTGTATAGTCCATATCATACCTTATATCATATATATTTGCTATATGAGGAACTGTAGTAAAAGCAACGTAAGACCAGTCTGTGGTACTATACTCCTTTACAATCATGTCTGAGCTTTCAGCCAGTGTATTTACATCATATATGTACAAACTAGCGTCTTTAGGATTTAACCTCATCTGTAACCCTAAACTTTGTAGTATACTATTGACAGTTTCCTTAAGTGTCATTGGGTCCCCTAATTCGTCATAGTAGTTACCTTGGTGTACTAGTAGCTGGTGTAATACGGTTTCCTCCTCAATTATAGGGACTAGTGTATCATCTTTCTCTACTAACTGTTTATTAGTTACTATGTATAGAGCATTATACTCTAATTCAGTTAAAGCTAAGCACCTAGTTATTACATTATAAGCTGTATCTATACCTTCATATCTAGCAGTAGTAGTAGGGTTAATATACTTAATCCTATCTAACAAGGCTATACCGTCATTAGCTGTAAACTGTATAGGGTAATTCCTATATTCAGAATATGTTTCTTCATACATCTCTGGGTCTAACCAACCTACCCATATCAAATCATTATTAAGGTATAACTTAATCTTATACTTCTTTAAATCAACTGTGTATAGGTCTAAGAACTGCATCTCAGTAGCACTATTCAAACTAATAGTCATACCTGAACCTATAGCCCCACTGTACATATCTAAATCATTCAAGTTTATAATAACAGGGTCTTCAGTACCACATACCTCTGTAATACCACCTGACCAATTATCTTCAAGTAGGTCTAACCTAAACTTCTGACCAGTTAATGGTAATCCATCTAACCCGTCATATTCTAACCTATATTTTACTTCAAACATCTTATATCGATTTATAAGTTAATAGCCTAAGTATTATGGAGTATAGGCACTGTGTATCCCCTTTTCTAAGTATCATAATATTATGTTTTAATGTTAGCCTAGTGTATGCTCGTAGAATGCTCGAGAAGGCCCTTTTTAGCCTGTTTAAGGGCATAACTCTATCTGAGTGGTATATACACATAGGAAATTGATTACATGGCCTTAAAAGGCCTTATTCTAATCCTTATATTACTTTGTTTAGTTTACGGTCATAGTTATTAAGTACCCCAACTAAGTCTGTACCCTTTATCTTAAACTGTACTTGATCAGATGTACCTGCATTAATCATCTTAAACAGGTTAGCTTGTTGTGCTTGATTAAGTATCATTTCCCCAGAGTTAACCCTAGCTAGTACCCTATCCCCAGTTAAGGAGCTACCACTTACTATACCACCTTCAGCATAAGTATCTGTCCTAGCCTTCTGTATCACACCTTTAAAGGTAGCTAAACCAACAGTAGCTGCAAACAATAAACCAACATAACCCTTTTTAATAGTCTCATGTGCTATCATAGCTTCGACAGCTAAGGCTAATAACTGCTGAGTTATCTGTTGCATTGTCCCTACTATCATGTCTGCAAAAGCTAGCATATCTGTATCCCCAGTAGCAACTAGTTGAGTTATAGCTGAACTCACACCCTGTAAAGCTGTTTGAAGAGCATATGCAGCATTAGCTGAATCTGTTAGGAAAGTAACTAAATCTAACTTACTTAAGTCCTGTATCCAATTACCTGTATCTATCTTACCAGGGCCTGCTAAAGTAGTTGCAGAAGGTGTTTTGACATTAGTATACTTCTCACGTAGGTGCCCAGGAGTCATAAAGTCTAGATTCTTATACTGATTCTTTAACCAGTTTAAGTACTCTAGTTCAGCAGCTTTCCTATTCTCAATATACTTATTATCTATCTTAAGCTTCTCTAAAGCTGTTAACTCGTTATTCCTTAACTCTACTATCCTAGCTAATTCGTAATACCTAAGTTTAAGTTTGTAAACCTTCTCAGCATTATCTTTATTCATTACTATAGAATGCCTAAGATTCTCTAACTCCTTATCTTGGGCTGCCCTATGAAATGCTATAATCTTCTCTTCCTCTATTCTATTGTACTCTAACTGGGCATTCCTTTCCCTTTCAGCATCTGCTAAAGGCTTATAAACAGCTAATAATTGTTTGTAAAGACCTATCCTAGTAATAATGTCCTTAGACTCTGGTAACATACCTAAGTAGTCTAACTGACCTTTAATAGCCTTTTCTTTTGAAATATTAGATTTAAGCCTATCCAACTCTTTAAGGAACTTAACACTTCTCTCTAACCCTTTGACTTGACCTTCAACTTCTTTTAACTCCCTATGAAGTCTTATAGTACCTAATATTTGTTGTATCAGTATTAAGAATGCTGCTATAGGACCACCGTACCTTGCTATGACAGTTCCTAAAAATTGTAGACTTTTTCCTAATTTTAAGAATATTCCTGTAGACCCAAATATTTTATAGCTTGATATTACCCCCTTTATAGACTTCCATAAATTTGAGAATGCAGCTATTAACCTACTACCTATAGTAGTACCTATAGCTTTAAATACAACACTTAAACCAGCTAAAGAACCTATTAATACTTTAATAGAGCCAGTACCAAATGTTAGTATCTTAAATAAACTATTGAAACTGTTAGCTAATTCCCCTATTGCTGCTACAGACTTATCAACCCCTTTATATATTACTTTATCAAATTCCCCTGATTGTAAACGTTTAGAGAATTCATCAACTTTATTCAATAAATCATCGAATATACCTGTAGCAGATATCTTCTTATATAGTAGGACTAAGAAGTCTTGCCAAGCTGTCTTTAGTCTCTGTACTTTAGTTTGAGTAGTTTCAGCTACACCACCTGCCTTCTCTAACTCCTGTGTGGCTATATTAGCTACAGCACTTGTAAAGCTATAACCGTCTGCCAACTCTTTATTTAACCTCTTTATGCTTATACCTAAGTTATCTATCCTAAGCTTAGATTGTTTAGACAAGCCTTCAACCATTGAATCAAACATATATTCAAATGATTCCCCTGTCTGTTGAGCCCTTAGTCTAACAAAATTAAGTAGTGTCCCTAACTGTTGTAGTGGTAAGTTAAAGTTATTAAACTTTACAGCAGCTTGCATTAGCTGTAATTTACTTATAGTACCATCTACTTGAGATTGTAATGTCCTCAAATAATTGGCATCAGCAAACTGTTTAAATGCCCTCTCTACACCTTCAGTAGCAGACCCTAATTCATATACTTGTTTTACAAACTTAGTTAGCTCAGATATAGCAAAAGCTGCAGCAATATAACTGCCCAGCTTCCTAAACATGCTTTGTAACCCAGTTACATCATTCTTAACCTTTTTAATATTCTTGTTAAACCCTGATGTATTTAAGCCCAAATGTGCCCTTATGTTGAACGATTTAGCCATTTTTACTTACGTTAAATTTATCCATAATCCTTTTCCTTGCTTCTTTTAATCTAGCCTCTTTAGCCTTATTACCACTACTTGTTTGAATACCAGAACTTGTCTCGTTATTTGAGTTTACCCCATGGTCCCCACTTGTCTCGTTATTTGAGCTTGTCTCATGGTCCCATTCAAACTTCATAATATCAACAGGTTTAATAGGCTTAGTGGATTGAGTAGCTACTACAGCATGATTCTGTAATCTCAACATTTCCCACTTTTCTTTATATGCTTTATAGTAGGCATCTGATAAATAACTTACCTCTTCTACAGACATTTCATCAAGGAAATAATTAGGATCTATCCCACAATTAAACACTACGAAACCGTAAATCTCCCTTATTCTAAGTTTAACTTTATCCTGCGAATCCACTTCGCTATCTGTCTCTACTTTTTTTTTGAACCCTCATTTAGTTTAGCAAACTCTTCTAGTATACTTTCCTCCTCTTCTATTATATCTACAAACTCTTCAAAAGTAAATTCAAAGTCCTTATTAGAGGATTTTAATATACACCATAAGAATAATACCTGATCTTTGATGGTTGCTATTTCAGTCACTTGTTTGCCAGTAATATCTTCAAATAAGAACATAGCCCTATAAGAATGTGACTTTAATTTATATTTACTGCCTTTTATTTTAATACTAACTACTTTATTCATCATTAATTCTTTTAACTTACATACTAACTTTAAAGCTATAACCCCGCAGGAAGCGGGGCTAAGCATTTAATTTATGATAAATCCAATGTAACAGCTATTGGTGTATCAACCACCACAGCAGCTTGTCTATCTATTTGGTCACTATCATTGTAGCCAACAATGTGCCAAGTTCCTTCAGTGAGTTTAAATGTAACACCACCTGTTTCGTACATTATCCTACGACCTGTTTCTTCAACAAATACATAAGTAGGGTTAGGAGTACTAACTGCAGCTACTACATGTACATCTATAATGTTTGTACCAGTAATTGCAAGTTTACCTCTACCTGACATTTGTATCGAGTAGGAGGCATTCTCACTATCTGGTGCATTCTTAGACACTGATGTAATTATAGCTTGACCTGCGATAGTAAATGAATCTGTACCTTCTTTATAGGTTGATTCAATATCTACGATAGTCTTGCTTAACATCAAGTCTAAAAGTTCTGCATAGTTCAAGTAATTTACATCATCATAGAGATTGAATAGGGCATCAACTGATACTGACCAGCTGAACCTACCATACTCTGATGAAGCAAAATCCCCAGAACCTTTGCAACTTATTTCTCTAACGGTATTAGTAATTTCTATTGTATGCGAAGTAGCACAGCCAATTACTTGACCGCCAACGCTTAACAGTATATCACCACCGTCTATTACCTTATCTGTGAACATAGTTCTATTTATTTTATTTTATATTAAACATAAGTTGTTGATAGTAGACGCTTTCAGTATAACCTTCATCAGCACCTACTAGCATTACCTTACTAATATTTATACTCTCTACTTCCCCAGTAATGCAAATTAATGCATCCCTTACAGCTTGGGCTAAATCAACAGCTTGAAAATATTGTGTAGCATAGCAAGTTAATTCTATACTAACTATATCTTGTTTGCAGTTGTTACAACCTTTTGTCTCTAAAGGCTCTAAAGAAGATCTGTGCATAACTATCAGTGGGTAATCTATATTTTTACCACTGCTATCCTTATCAGGGACAACATCAGGGAATATCTTATTCCCTACTATACTTAGTATTACAGGGTCACTATAAAGTACACTGAATACAGCTTTAAGTATTTTCAACATAATTGTTATTTTAAGTTGGGTTAACAAGCATAATATCATCATATACTTTAGATAAACCTGTAACGTAAGTATTTTCTATAGTAGGGATAACAGACTTAATAGCCCTATCTGCAAAGCCTATACTATACCTGGTATTTCTACCACGGTAGTTAGTTCTAGCCCTGCCTACAGAACCTCGGTTATACCCAGATTTAGTTTTCCTCGGTATAGTACCAGTATTAATTAAATGAAAATGAGGGGCACCTTTAGCTCCAAAAGCTACTTTATATTTACCAGTCCTCTTACTAAACCTAGTACTTACTGAGAGACTCCTATAGAGTTTACCAGTACGTATTGAACCTTGTTGTCTAAGGTTAGATTTAGATTTCCGCTTCATGTCTAAAAATGGTCCCTTTAAAACTCTCTTTATAGCACTACTAGTACTATTATCTGTAGTCTCAAGCTTTTCAAATAATCCTTGAAGCTGTCTCATATTAGTTATTTCGATACCTGTGTTACCCATTTCATTATTCATTAATACGTGTGCAATGGATATTAAGCCAACGTCTAGTATCATCTGGTTGTATGAAATCTACCTGATATAATCTATCATATACTTTCAATCTATCCATTTCTATAATATCACTTTGATTGCGTACTTGTAGTCTAAGCCTAATTATGTCGAATACCTCCTCGTTGTCAACTATTTGAGCACCTGTATTTCTAAATACATACGCCCTAATATACTTATGAAACAACCAATCTTCTTGGTATTCCCCATACTCATTCTTTGTGACTACTTTGCGCCAAAGCTCTATCCGCCTATTTAACATACCTGACCTTGCCATAATTACCATCTATTTATTACGAATGAACTTAACAATCTTTCAAAAGTTCTGTTATCTTTGAAATTAGACCCTACTATATAACTAGTCCTTTCTATATCATAAAGATCATTTACTTTAACTAATACAGCTGCCTGTATCTGATAAGGTACTTCTTCAATATCAAAACCAGTGTAGAACACAACAACTACTTTATCATAACTAATTGTATTCTCAAATTCTATCATAAAATCTGTACGCCTAGTACGTATTGTGTATTCTTCTTCAGGTACTATTATTTCATTACCTTCATTATCTGTAACAGTAATTGATTCAACATGGACTAATGGAGCCTCCCTAAATATTATAGAGCCCCCTATAAAGTCTACAAACTCTTGTGTATTCTTTGTAAAAGCAACATCAATACCTGTAAAGTCCTCAGCCATACTTGTAGCCGTGTTAATTAGGAAAAGTATATGGGCATCGTCGTCCTTGAAGTCTTCCTCAATATTAAGCTGTTGTTTAGCTTGTTGAAGAGTCACAACGGAACTTTCTTTTTCTTTAATTATTTTATTAGTATAACCCATCATAGCAATAGTTATTAATTAGTTTAATAACACCAGGCCCATTGATACAGACCCAGTGCTATAAACAAGTTAGTATTAAGGTAAAAGATCAGGTGTCTTAACAAAAGCCTGTGGGTTAGTAACCTTAACGTCAGCAATTTTATTTACTGTGATTACCACTTTACCATCAGCAGCCTGAGTATACTTATCTACTATAATCTCTACTTGACCGTAGTCAGCGATAAAGATTTTTGTAGGGTCTCCGTATATAACATACTGTATAAGTTAGAATACCAGAAAGGTACACCATCATAAGTAAAGCCTGCTTCAGCTGAACTAGCCCCTAATCTTTCAACTAAGAAACGACCAGAACCAGAGTCAATAGCTACACCTTTAGCTTCAAAGAAAGTAGGTCTAGAAGCAAAGAAAGCTCCATCAACTTCTACCTCAGCTCCAGCCATAAGGGCATCAAAACCAGCTTTAGAAATGTCAGTACCAGCTACAACGGAAGCATATCCTAGAGCTTTAGTATAAACCTCTTTAGTAATACCTCTATCAGCAGCTTTAACCATATCAGCCAATACTGATTGTAAAAACTCATCTGTAGCAGAATTTAAAGTTTCAAGTGTAAATGCTTTTTGAACACTAAATCTATGTGGCTGTACTAGGATTCCATCAGGAGTAGTAGTGTCGCCAGTTAAAGTAGCAAGCTCAGCGATGAGGTCAGCTACCATAGGTGATTCATAAGGCAGTGTAAATGTACCTTTAGCACCACTAAGTACTTTTGCATTCATTTGAGTATATAAAGGCTCATATCCTAATATGTCTAAAGCCTCTACATAATTTGGGATTGCATTAGTCATTGCTCCTGTATCGCCATCGATTGGAGCTCTTTGTGCTAGAACAGCACTTCTATTATCTGTATCAATTCTCTCTCGAATTGCTTCAATTAATTTATTTTCCATTTTTACTTTTATATTAATATTAATATTATCGTCAAGCGAACGTTTATTATGCTCAACGTTAGTATCTTCAAGCTTATCTTCAAGCTCTTCTTTTTTAGTTTCTTCTTCTGTCTTGTCAGAGTTTTCCTCATTAGTAGGGATATTCTTAGGCTCTTCAGCTTCTGGTTTCTCCTCCTCTGTTGGGGTTTCCTCTTCCGCAGGAATATCTTTAGTCTCCTCTAATTCCTCAGTAAGCTTATCCTTCTCAACTTTAAGTTCTTCAACTTTCTTTGTCTCTTCTTCTGTAAGTTCTCTTTCAGCTTTGATGGCACCTTCAAGTATGGAATTAAATTCCTCCTCAATGGCTCGGATAGATTGTGAATTTACTTCACTTTCTTGTGTTTTGTTCTTCTTTTCCATAGAATTTAATTTTAATATTTTCGTAGTACTCTGGGGTTACCTCATTTACTGGGTCTGCCTCATCTCCCTCAGGTAATTTACTAGTTTCTACCTCTTCACGTTGTGAATTCATTTCACGCTGTGAATTCATTTCACGTTCTTTATCTTCAAGGTCCCTAGCAGTAATACCTACGTCTGTATTAGCAAAGACACCGTTGGCTACTATAGAAACATCGACAACCTTTTCGATAGTTGTTATTTCCCTAAGTAAGTTGCCATCTTCAGCCCTTGACCAAACGATAGTAGAAGGTACCACATAATATTTAAAGCTTGATTCAAATAAATCACCTCTGTTCAACATGACTATTAAATCCCTACCCAAACTAGTATCTGGTACAGTAAAACTATATTTCAAACCGTAATCATCAACTGTTAAAGTCAATGTGCCTGATCTAGTCCTAGCCAGTAGCTGTGACTTATCATGGTTTAAGTTTGCTATAACATTTAAATCTTCCCTAATCAAAGCATTATTAAACGCCTCAGGTCTGATTATTTCATAGAATATTTTACCATTCTCTACTATAAGTCTACTACGCTGGTTGAATACAGCCCCATAGCCTTCTACAACTAAACTACCATCTTCTAGTTGTCTAGTAGAAAAGGATTCAGGACTCAACCTAATCTCTGTATTAGTACCTATATTATTCATTATCTTTATTTTTAGGTTCAACCTCAGGCTCAACCTTATCATTAGTTACAGTTTTAAGTGTTGGATCATCCTTCTTTAAGCTGCTATACTCCTCATATTTCTCAAGGGGTATATACTGAGCCTGTGTAAAGTGGAAGTCCCCAAACTCACCTTCAATCGGGTTAGAGCCTATTTTCTTAGCAGCTTCATTAGGTGTAATAATACCTGCAGTAACCATATTCCTATAAGCATTAGCTTTAGTATTAAGGTCAGCTTCAAGTAAACTACTCATATCGAATCTTACTGTTACTTCATCTAGTCTTTCCTTCTTTGATAATAGTTTGTATGATAACTCTTCTTCATATATTTTTGTAATAGGGGCTAGTGTAAAAGCTTTAAAGCTTAATGTCTGTTGCTCTATATCAGACTGAGGATTTTCTGTATCAGCATACATAAATTTGGGTATGCCATACATTGTAAATATTTCATCTTT